AGTGTTGCATCACTTGAGTAGCCTGTTGTCGTTACTGACGTAAGACCTGCTCCTGTAATTGCTCCACCCACTGGGCCTGGAATTGCCATAATTTATCTCCTAAATTTCTTGTTGAATATGGACCTTAAAAACGACCTTTGTTGGATCGTGAACTTAATAGCCTGTCTCTCATTTTAACATACTGGTCCATTGTCATGTTTCGGATGTCATCCGAGTTCAACGTTTGGTATTCCTGTTGGTTTTCCATTGGTCCAGACACTGGTGAAGTAACTGACACGCCTTTAAGTTGGCGTGGTTGAGTCGCTTGCTGGACACTTTGAAGTATAGCAGCACTGCGTTGGCGCAAGATATCTACTGAAGCGTCTACCTCTTCAATAGTGTTACCAGCAACAAGATCAATCAATTCTGGAATGATGTTCTCTTGTTCCTCGTGAAGCTTGCGCTGACGGTAAGCTTCTAATTCTCGCAATTCGCGCTCTTTATCAAGCAACGCTTGTTGAGACTTGCGATCCTCTTCAATTGCTGCAAACCTGGATTGCCACTCAGCGTCAATGTTTTTGATTTTGGCGTTGAATTCATCTTCGGTTTTGGCCAACAATTGCTTGGATGTAAGCTCTTCAAATTCGCGTTGTTTGCGAATTTCTTCCTCAGCACGAGCCGTTTCTTCAGCTTTTTTAATAGCTGCCTCACGATCTTGTGCAAGTAATTTAAGTTGTTCTTCCATTGCCTTTGCTCGTGCATCGGCTTCTTCAAGACGCTTGTACATCTTGTCTTTTTCCTGCTTACGGATGTTTTCAACATCTGTCTCAGAAAAGATTTTACCCGTTGGGGTAACTTGATTATTAGGGGCTACTTGTTGAGCCGCTTCATTGAACGCATCAACTGCAATTGCAGGGATGGTGATTTCATCTGTTTCTCGCTTTGCCATAATTTTCTCCTATGTGTTGTTTAGCGAATATTTACTGATGTGGTTTACGAGTTATTTGTCTTCGTCTGGAACACGACGCTGTGCAAATCTTGCGCCGTATGCCCGACTAGTCATTTTATTAATTAAATCTTCCTCAATTGGTGGAATACCACCAACACCTGGAAGCGGTCCACCCGTTCCCGAATTTCCCGCACTAGATACATTAGCACCTCCAGCGGAGGTCGTTTGCATGCCGGATGTATCTGGTAGCAATCCAGTAGCAAGCATTACTGCTTGACCGATTTGTGCACGTACCATATCAAGTGCACCTTGATCAATTGCGTCATCCATAAGCTCATCAAAGATTTCAATCATCTTCTCATTCGGGAACTCTTCACCCAACGAACGAAGTGCACCCTTTTTAGATTCAATACCCAATGCCATTTTTGCTTGAGCCTCATTAAGTTTAATAAGCGCATCAACAGGCAGTGGTTCAGGCCAATGGATTGTTGTCTTATATGTGTTTGGGTCCATCGGGTCTAGCTGTGTTAATTGATCCGCTTCTGGCATTGCCGATTGTGTTGGGTCATACACCAAAAGTTCTGGCAAAAATACTGCAGCTGTTCTAATAATAATTTCATTAAGTTTCTCTAAGCCGTTAGTGAAGTGAACTTTCTTCATCTGATAGCGGTTCATCAAAGGCTGGTACTGAATTGCTAGAGCAACGCCAGAAGTATTAGATACTGGTTGGAATTGTCCCAACGCTGTTTCTGGAACTCCAGTAATTTCATGCATTGCTCGCTTAATCAACTGAATGTACTCAAGCGCTCCAGCCATTTCTCCACGAGATTCAAGGTTAAATACTTGTGCATCCTTTGGCAAACCAGCCCAAACTTTCTTTGGACCTCGCTCAAGTTGACTTGCTTTTGCGCCAGTAATAATCGTTACAGGAGCAGCGTGGTAGTTAATGATGTCTGAAACTTCAGTCATCTTTTCATTCAACTCACGGTTTAGTTGGATTACATCCCAAATATCTGATTGACCCCATGGTGATGAAGTGATTGTGATGTTTGGAATATGAACGATAGGAACTGTTCCAATTGGGTTTGGATACGAATCAATTAGTTCGTCGTTTACATATTGCTGAACCAATTCGTCTGTAAGAATTTCTGTAAAAGTGTAAACCTGACGAGTTCCTTCTGGAGATGTTCCCCAAAAACGATACTTAAGTTTAAAACGCAACAATCGTTCACGATCATGTGGATGGTATTCAGGGAAACAGTGCGCTGGGTTAAGAGGCAAGATGCGAACACGACCTGGGCGAACAACACCAGCACCATCTGCGTACGGTTCATCGTACGCAACTTTTACAAAACAATCTCCAGTAACACTAGCTAATTGCCCCATTTGCCAAAGCAAATAATGTTTGTTGTTTTGGTTATCCCAGATTTCGTGAAGAAGCCGTGGAATGATTGCTTGATTTTGCTCAGGAACTTTAAACTGAATTCCTTTACCAAAGCAAAAGTTGGTGATAAAGTCCGACATCGTTCGGACGTAATTCATTGTGATGTTGTTGTCGCCCATTTCGCGACGGTATGACCAATGGTGTCCTAAGTACCAAGCCCATGCAGCTGAATAACGATTAAGGCGTGGGCCGTGAACTTCAAACTCTTCGTCGGCAAGTTCAACTAATCCTAAAGGGCTGATAGCAACTGTTAGGTCGCTAGATGCAGCCCTATAAGACGGGGACCAAAAATCAATGGGCATTTAAAACCTCTTTAAGAAAGTAATAAGATATTACTTCTTTTTTGCTGGGGCTTTTTTGGCAGCAGGTTTTGCTGGAGCTGGGGCTGCGGCTACGGCTTTAGTAGCCAAGTCAATCAACATGGTTGTGTTTTTGTCACCGATTTTAGTTGAAATAAATGACAGAGCAAGCGCTGCTACTGGAACACAGGCAGCTACTACTTCTGCTGAAACGTCGTATTTTGTGCCGACGTATGTCAACAAGCCTAGCAAGGCTCCTTTTGCTGTTGCGTCTACATGAGCTGTTTTCATGGTATTACTCCTTTTGTTGGTTTGTTAATTATACAGGTTTACGCGATTTACTGCGTACTTCGTATTCTTGCACAAAGGTGTGGTATGGCGCACCCGTGTAAGGGTCAAACTTAGCAGAGATTGCAATGGCTTTTATAGCGTTGGATTTTGCTTGGTTTACCGTCTGCTTTTTATTGTGCACTAAAGCCTGTAATGCCCCAAGAGCATATGACGAACCAGTGCCAATTGCATAAAGTCCTGTAAAGTCGGAATACCACGAATAATCACCATCAATTAAGTACAGAGTTCCATTGATCGCCAAGAGGATAGTTGACCCTTGTTCAGCCATGTGTTCTTTATCATCACGATCAGGAACTGAGTATCCCTGAGAATCAAAACATTCTCGTAGTGCCGGAATGAACTTGCTGGTAATAAACTGATCTAGTTTCTTACCTTTAGTGTTGGGTGTTGGCGTGGGTGGTTGAAATACATGTTGAAGAATATTAATTGCTCTAAGGTCACCAGCAGTTGCCAATAAGTATTTTCCATTGACAGCCACTTTTCCAGAACCTTCACGCAAGGTTCCTATTTGGGATATCAGTCCATCAGAATAAGAATCACTAATACGAGAGTCAGCACAGATTAACGAGAACCCGTCTCCTTGAATAGCAATAATTGTTGTCATATGTTTTAAGCACTGTACTCTTTGCCGTGGTACATTGCCCAACCATCATAAATTGGAATTACTTCGTATGCAAACTTGTGTGCCCCAGTGTCTTCATAAGTAACTACACCAAGACCTTGTTGCCAGTTCTCATACCTAACTAATGGACGCCCATCTAAATCTACGCCACCTTTAGTAGAAGGGATAGCACCATCAATGCGAGCGAGACAACCAGGCGACGCCGCCATGATTGTGCGAGGACCGTCAAAGTCTTCTCTAGTCTTATACGCAGTTTCAATCCTGTGAATGTGTCCATAAATTACGCTCGTTTTCTCTGCATTTAAGTAAACGTGTGCTGTTGACCCTGATGATTTAACTCTATCTCCATGAATGACTCGTAATTTTTCATTAATCCAAAAATCAGATGCTGGATAACCTGGTCGGTATTCAACACCAAATTCATCCATTCGGCATAGATATGGAACACTCAATACTGGCCAAGATTCTGGAATATTTCCTTTTCGCAATCCATAGGCAGCACCAGCATTGGTAAGTAAGTATTTAGGCATTCTTTCTTCATGATTTCCTGCTAACCAAACAATTTGTGCGCTTGGAGCAGCG